GAATTCAGTTTCATCCAGTTAAAAATCTCAATGTAATTCTCCATATTCTCCGAGACCATGAACTTCATTGTGAATGCGGGATATTCAATGCGATCACCCGAAATTCTATTCTGATTGCCCCGCCATGGCATATTCACGGCCGTCAGTGAAATTCCAGGAACTGTGGCATGAGTACAGAAATACTCAAGATTTGAAAATTCCTGAGAATTGATAACCACCTTAAACCCCGTAGGACTCAGGTAGTTCTTATTTGTTGTAAGGTTATTCATACATCTATATTTATAGGCAAAAAAAGGGGCTCCTTTCGGAGCCCCTTCTCAAAGTATTTAAAATACTTATGAAACGCTATTATGCATTGTCCAACAGACCCTTTACGCCGAAGATACGGAAGTACTTATTCGAGCGATTTGAACCAACGCCGTTGACCACTGTGGCCTCAGCGAAGGGATTTGCAACCATGCCGTAACGAGTCTTGAACCCGATACGTGGTTGGAAATCAGCCGGATTCACTGCGCGCACCATTGTGAGGGGAACGTAGGGAGCATAGAACATACCCGCATCATACGGATTTGTACCACGATATCCGACAGTGACATAATCGTCCGTTGCATATGGATCGATATAGACCTTGGTACGACCATTGAGAACACCAGCAAAGGTGCTACCAGTGTCGTCAACCTCGAGGTTAGTCGAGAGAGAAGGGCTATAGTCAAGAACGCCGGCAGCAGCAAGAGCTGAAGCAACATCACTTGAGCAAAGAATGAAATTGCCCTTACCACGACGTGTGGCTTTTGCAATTGCATTGGCTTCGCGTTCGATTTGAACGAGGAGACCCTTGAACTTCTCAACAGACCAACGACCATCAACATCGGTCACCAAGTTGATTGCGCCGGGGACGGTGCAATTTGCAGACTGTGCACCAAGGATCGCCTTGATGTTGATCGTGCGAATGACTTCGCGATTGATTTCCGCAAGGATTTCAGCCGAGAGGATGTTAGCGAGCTCTGACTCAGCATCGAGACCGTGAACGGCCTTCAAGTCCTGAGCGAGTTCCATTGTGTACTCGGCCTTGAGGGCGCGTGTACGAGCAGTGACCGTTGCTTTCTCGATTGAGAAGGCCATTTCGCCAAAAGCCGGACCCGAACCGCCGAGTGCTTCTGATTGCGCCGTGGTCATACCATGAGCACCTGCATCGCCAGTAACGAATGCATCACTGACTTTATCAGTGTTAGAATCCGTTGCAGCAATCGAGGAGGCTGTACCGCCCAAACCGGATGAAGGACCACCGTTGACCAACTTAGTATCATCCGAAACAGCACCAGAGAAACCAGCATCAGCCTCATTGAAGAGAGCTTCTGTGCCACCCTGTGTTGAGTACTTGCTCTTCATTGCGAAGATCAGGCCCGTAGGACCCGACATTGGCTGAACGCCAGCAATATCATAGGCGATCAGGTTAGGCATTGAACGGCGAACAAGGCTAATCAGGATAGGATCCCAATTGTTGATGCTGCCACCAGTTGCATTGGCAGGAGTTGCCTCGTGCAGTGATTGAAAAGAAGAAGCCGAGCGCTCTTCGCGGAGGGCTTTCTCTTGATTCTCTAACACCACAGCTGTAACAGCGCGGCGATAGTTGTCTTTGATTGAAGGGAGATCCTTATGGTTGATGATAGGATTCCACTTCTCTTGAAGTAATTCTGAATTATACATTTTGTTTTAGTTTAAATCTACTATTGTAGATTATTTAAGTGTTCGGGTAATTGCTGAAGAATATGCGGCCATTAACGGATTTAGATTTTCATCCAAATCGGATTCATTAAGAGAGACTGCTTCTTCTGTTTGTACTTTTGCCTTAACAACCTTACGAAAGAACGATTCTTTGATGCCCTGGACTTTCTTAGTGAAAGACTCTGCATCTTCGAAATCAATTTCTTCTGTAAGAGAATTGAACTTGACTGCTTCTGTTGAAGCAAGACCTACTGAAGCCTCAGCAAGGATCTGTTCGCGCTTTAACACGCCCACAGACTCATTGAGTTTCATGTTGGATTCCGTGGCCTTCATCAGCTGTTCTTCGAGGGAAGCAACGTTCTTGGTGAGAGTATCAACAAGATTTTCCTTACCTTCTGGAACTTCGATGTAGCTTTCCTTGAATACGTTTTTCAACGCACCAATGAAATTCTCGGCGATCTCGGTACGCAGACCAGATTCGATTGCGACTTTGTTCTCTTCCATCCAGGTCTTTACCACATAGCCAAGATAGCTATCAACCTTCTCGGAGAGAGATGAAGCCATTTTTGTGGTTTCTTCTTCCAATTGAGTTTGGTAATTTTCCTCGATGCGAGAGACTTCTTCCGCAAGTTTCGTCTTTACTGCAGACTCGAAAAGTGAAGATGCCTTAGAACGGAAAGCTTCGGACAGTGACTTTTCAGCCTGAAGAAGAACATCAAGGCCTTCCTCGACTTTCTTTTCATCGTCGTCTTCTTTCTCTTTCTTTTCGTCTTCACCCTTTTCATCGTCGGCCTTTGGCATTTCTGCATCTTTCGGTGCATCCGCCGCTGGTTCTGCTGCCATCTTTTCTGCTGAATCGTCCTCGGGTTTCACGGGGTCTTCAGCCTTTGGCGTCTCTTTTGGAGCCGTCATTGTGCTGTAGGCACTCGCTAGATCCTCGGTCTTCATTGTTGAGAGATGCTGATACATCGCGTTAATGAGTCCAGCTTTGGTCTGGGGCGCTTCTGCTTCAGGAGCCGCAGCAATTGCCGCGTTTACTGAATCAGCTGCCTTTTGAACCTCTGGTGCAAGTGCTGGCGCCTCAGGAACTCCCTGAGTGTGTGGCGCCATCGCCACAGGTGCTGCACTTACAGCGGCGGCAACTGCATCGAGTGCTGGTTTTACAGCATCCGCTTCAGGAGCGCCTGATGGAACTGCATTCGCAACCGGTTTATCGGCTGCTGGTGCTGCTTCATCTTCCTTGTCATCAAGCTTCTTCTTGCCTTGTTCCTCGCCAGAAACTTCAACGTCTTCAACGAGTCCATCAGCAAGTAGTTCCTCAACAGTGATGTCTTCAATGAGATCAACTTGACCTTTTGATTTGTGTGACATATATTTTAGATAGCCTACTATAATATTATAGTGGTTGGAGTTTAGAGAGGACACCCAGCATTGAATGCTTGATCTCAGTCTCAGTTAATTCACAATTCACCTTAGATGATTTCACGTTGCCATTATATGCATCTTCAGTTTTACCCATAAAGAAAGTGTTATACATTGAACAATATTACCGTGAGGCAATTTCGTTCAGGAAATTCTTGAATACCCGAACCTGAGCTTCAATAAGCTGCTTCGACGGTGTACGATGAATTTCAGCCTGAATACGTTCAGCGATAATTTCATTACCGCGAACAAAGTATTCAACGCCTTCCATGATACCATTCACGAATGCCTCTGGAGCAGAAGGATCCTGAACGATATCAATTGTAGAAAGAACAAAGTCTGGCTTGACTGTCATTACATTACCGCTGCGTTCCAGTGAACCCATACCGCGGCTTGAAACACCCAGACGAACTCCGCCTTCAACAAGACCCTTTACGATGTTGCCCATCGGAGTATTGAGGACAAGAGCTTTACCCATCACATTGTGCCCGTCCCATTTGAGAGAGGTGATGCGATGCGAGACCTTATCAAGGTTCACGGTAGGACCGTCTGGATGATTGAGTTCACCAACTGCACGACCCGTATCAACTTGTTCTGTAACGTATTTTGCAACTGCTGGTGCAAGAACCTTGTAGCGATAGATGCGACCATTGCGGTTGGGCTTTTCCGCCTGCATGAAGACACCTTCAACAAAGGTTTTCTTTTCTGCTCCAACGCCTTCGGTAATATAACCGATGTCGCTATCGAGATGTTCTGTGATTAACTTCATTTTTTAAATAGGCTGCGATGCGGCCTGGTGAAAGTTGGAGAGATCCGAGTGATGAGTAGCCATTATGCTATGATAGTGCCGAAGATTTTTATCCTGAGCCAAACTTGAAGCTTTGTTATGCTCAATACTTGCTGCATTGTGATGAATGGAAGCCCATGAATGATCGCCCTTGGCGCTCGACGCATTTGCCTCAGCGCTCGCCTCGTGAGCGATTTCGCCTGGGCTTTGGCTTTCTTTTAAATTACGGACTGTATCAAAAAAGTTCATTGAGATTATTTCGTACGAAGTGTTTCGTGATGCTTCTGCAGATCCTCGTGATGCTTCGCCAGGATGAAGTGATAGCTCCGTTTTGCTTCATCTCCCCCTACGCCGAGGTGATTCGCCGCAACACCATGCATAATACTTGCTACGCGATGAGACTTTGCGGCCTGAGTATGATCACCTTTTTCTGAATCCATGTATGCAAGCTGACCATGTGCATGGGCCCGAGCAGAGTGTGTCGGCCCAGGTGTTTCCTCTTGTAATTGACGGACTGTATCGAAAAAGTTCATTTAAAATTATTACTCTTTTACGGAGAGCGTCGAGCTGCCGCAATCCCGTGACTGAGATGATGGGCCGCCATCGCGGCATGATGTTTTGACATATGCTCATGATAGTGCAGCTTAGCACGAGTATATGAAGCCTTTCCAGCGTAATGATGTGCATTACTTGCTGCTTTATGAAACAGTTCAGCCTGTGCATGATCACCCATTGCAGAGAACTCGTGGGCATCTTTGCTATGCTGATCCGCCTTTGCGCCCATTGCATCACGCCTTGCGCGCTCAGCGTGACCCTCGGGACTGTTGTAACCATCCACGTAGTCATCCTTCGCCTCTGTAATCACCGAAAGAACACTATTAATTAAATTTTGCATTTTAGAGTGCTTCCCAATCGCCCTTGCTCTTTGGATCTGCCTGTAACATATGCATATTATGCATCGATTTGTGAAGAGCCGCATGCATTGAATGAGCGGTATGGTGATGATGTTCAATATCGCTCTTTTTATCCAGCGCGGTATGAGCCTTAAATGCTGCTTTGTGCGCATCCGCCGCGGCTACATGTGCTTCACGAGAGGGCTTTGCCCGCAGCATACTTCCATGTGTGAGACCATGAGCGGTATTTGAAAGATGATGAGCAGCATGCAGCGCACTGTGCGTATGCCACGGATCGGCCGCCTCATTTAAAGTTTCACGGACTGTTTGAAAGAAATTCATTTTATTTGGTTTCTAAAGCTACGGGTTTGACCGCATTATAGACCTCTCCTGCCATTGAAATCTTGCGCTCGTCCAGTGCCGCATTCATCTTCTCAGTCATTGCCCGAGTAAATGAGTGATTCGCCTCCGAAGCTTTGCCATTGGCCAGAGCCATGATCATTGATGTGAGATTTGTGTCCATGTATCGTATACCTTCTATTTATAAGGTTATGCTCCTGCAGCAGGGTCCATTGTGGG